GACTCAGTAAGCGTGCCCATTTAGTTCGCCTTGTTTTCAGCAGATTCTGAGAAGTTAATCAACACGCTATCACGCCGTGGATCAGTGGCAAGCAAACCGACCCAGTAGCCTAGTCCCCCAACATCAGGCTCACGATGCAAGACATTGCGATAAAGCAGGGTGACAAACTGGGTATCAGTGGTATTGCCGTACATATTGAGCCACTCAGCACTTGCCATGAATGCTTGCGCAATCGTGGGTAGATCGTGAGTTAGCAAGATGCCTTCCCAATACGCCTGCCCCGCTGGGTCTGGTGTACGGCCAAAGGCTGCACGGTATAACCTGTATACCGGCCCTTTATCTTCAACCGCATTGACCACGCGCAAGACGGTTTGCGCTGTGGTAGTTTGCTGGGTAGGTACAGAGCAATCACTGATGGTGCAAGTCACGATGATTGACCTCTGTTCACCCGCTGCCCAACCCGGTGAGACCATTACGGTTGCATTGCCGTTGGGGTTGATCAGAGCACTAGAGTCGGACGCCTTCCACGCATATGTGAACGGGCCGACACCGCCGTTGATTTGTATAGGTAGGGGTGGAGCGAATACAAACTGTGCGTCTTTGGTGGCTTTGTACTGCGTTGGTACTGAGCCAAGGGTTGCCGTAAGTGGTGGATTCGGCAGAAAGTGCCATTCAGGTGCGAAGGTCGTACCGTCGAAATCGGAGCATGTCCAAGCATCAAAGCACCCCTCAGTCAACGCACGGTAGCTGATCAGGAAATAGCCTTGATTACCCCATGCCGTACCCCATGAGTTTTCGACAATGAATGCCTGCTGAGTCTCGTCATAGCCCACGATGCACATCGCATGACCACCGACGTTGTTGAACATTCCTACGCCCACAGGATCGTAAAGATTGTCGGTAGCGGTGATTTCAAAGATTCGGTTGCTGACCCACATCGCAATCGTGACCGGGTAGCCCATTGCCAGCGTTGTCTTGACCATCTCAAGTGACCACTGTGCCGTAGATGCTTTCTGGAAGTCTCCTACTCGTTGGTACGCGCCGACCTTGTGTCCTAATGCGTCAGCATAGACAGGCTCAGGGGGTTGTACGTTGACCTGTGCAGACACGTAAGGCCATACAGCCTCTGCCGGAATGCCGACCTTGTAAACGCTCTTGAATCCGTCGCTTAGATAAGAGCCGCTATCAACACCGCGAAGATTAGCGTAGCTAGCACGGCAATCCCAATATAGAAATAATCTTGAGAGGTGCCTAAATTTGCCAGCTTTAGTGAGTAAGATTTCAAGTGCTGATACTGTAGCGTTAGCCACGCAGCTATTGACTGTGAGTTGATTTTCAATGTCGCCTCCATATTGTCGTAGGTCTACTTTTTGGGGAAGACTTGGCGTCAACCCCACTGGGATTTGTAGGGTGAAGTCCCGTGGATCACGGGGTTCGGGGATGACGTTTGAGAGGATCATGGTCTACCCAAAGAACTTATGCACTGCCAACCACAGCCGGGCCTGTTGATCCGACCCACCGCCGTACCGTTGGCCGATGTAGTCTGCGATCTGTGAGTCTTGAAACCCACGCCGACGGGCAAGGTCGGTGGCGTAGACAAATGAGCTTTGAGAGATTGCCTGTCCATCAGGGCCAACCAGCCCACCGTTCCTGAAACCGCAATCAAGGTTGTCATTCAACACTTGCAAGTCTTGCGCTGTGCCACCGGGATTCAAGTTTGGCAAATCAGGGACATGCCCTGCATTGATGATCGGCACCGAACTGTCTGGGAATGGAACGCCTAGATCACGAATGATCACGCCGCCTTCTTTTTCAAAGAAGCTGTACGGCCAGCCAAAGAATCCACCGTCACCCCACGCTGGTCCCCATGAGTTTTGCAACAGGAACCGCTGTGCGTCATCGTCATAGCCAATGATGCAGATACAGTGACCACCGGGATTGTCTGGAAGTGGGGCCGCTTTTTCCCAAACCTGTTCGCGCCAAGGTGTGTCGTTTGGAGTTATCTCTTTTGCCCAATAGAAGTTCACTGCGATGACTACGGGATAGCCCATTGCCAGCGCAGTCTTGATACGCTTCACCGGGTCAAACATGATCGGGTTGATCGGCATCCACGACACAATCCGGTGCTGCGCCGCGTTTGCCATCGCTTCATTGCTGGGCTTGGTGTCCCTAGGTGTGGTGTCGGGGTAGAAGCTGTCTTCGCACAATCCAATATTCGCTAGATTGCTAAAGATTGGTGTGAACTTAGTTCCGTAGTTCCCTGTTTGAAATTCCAACTGGTTGAACTTCTTGTTCATGTACCATAGGAATTCACAGGCAAACTTCTTGTTGATCCCTGCACGTTCGTACAAGGCATCCATAGACCTTGCACCACCATACCCGGTGCAAGCGCCATCAGCGCCTTGGTCTTCAACTTCATTCATCAGTGGGCGGAGGTCAACAGATTTAGGGTTCATACAAGCTCCGTTATAACTTCAAGTACTTGCTCTGGTGTTGAGTCAACCGTGTAGTGAAAGTCCACTCTAAAGGGTCTCACAAAGATGCTATCTGTGTCTGGATACCGAGACTCAGTAATACGATCCACAAACACCACAAACGCGTCTTTGAACAACTCCTGTGAGTCCGGCAACGGACAGATAAAGTCAGCGATTGCTACATGCCCCGCAGCAGAAACCGTTTTGCACAAGAATAGCATCCGTTTGGCTTGCTCACGCCTTGCGTCAAGATAGAACTTGTCGCTTGTCCCAAACGCAGCACGTACGCTGTCTGCGTTCCAGTGCACCGCATTTAACTGCTTAGCAAGGTACTTAGCCAGCGTGGTTTTACCAGCACCGGGTAAGCCCATGATGAGGACGATCATTTTTGTAGCTGTGCGCGTAGCCCAGCAGCTTCTGCTTCCAAGGCTTCCAACCGTGCCGTGCCACCACTCAACAGTGCGTCTGTCAAGGCACGTACCTTCTTCACATCAATCGCATCCAACTGATCTTGGATAACCTTGTTGGCTTGCTTGAGCGCGTTAGCTTTGTTGGCTGCAACTTCCTCGGCGGTGAAGGGGATCACGGGCCAGATGATTTGCACTGGGTCTGTTTTCAGGTCAAAGTAGTGCTGGCCGTACTGGTGCGTGAGGTGGTCCTTCTCGGGCTTAGTCTCAACTGCATTTTTCCAGCCGTTATTACCCACACCATCAGGGGGAGCGGTGTCCCAAACCTGTTTAACTTGACCGTCTACCACTTGAACGAAATATGCCATTTTTGACTCCTATGAAAATTGATTACGAAAGTGAGGTGTTTTGTTCATGTTATGTCTTACTAGCAAGAGCGCTATAGTATCCGCACGAAACAGCCAGCCATGAAGTTAATGCCCCAACTTGTTTTGGAGATGAATAGTCTGTTGTATTTCCCAGCCCAAGCTGTCCCTCAACATTTCTTCCCCACACCCATAGTGTTTTTGACGTAGTGAGTGCCATAGCTGATAGAGTAGTCCCTGTGATGGTAGCCCATGTAGTTAGCGCTCCAATTTGTTTCGGAGAGGAGTAGTCTGCTGTATTGCCTATTCCAAGCACCCCACGTAAATTTCGCCCCCAAGACCATGCAGTGCCGTCTGTCTTAATAGCTTTCATATGGGAGTACCCACAAGAAACAAGTAGCCAGTTTGTCAATAGCCCAACTTGCTTGGGAGATGAAATACTTGTTACATTACCTTGTCCTGTTTGCCCGTTGTTTCCATTACCCCATGTCCACAAAGTACCGTCTGTTTTAATTGCAGCCCCGGTTACTCCTCCACCAAATGGGGAAGCCCAATTAGTAAGTGACCCAACTTGTTTTGGAGAAGAATAAGCGTATGTTGTATTACCTAATCCCAACTGCCCAGAGTTATTAAGTCCCCAAGCCCAAAGGGTACCGTCAGTTTTAACAGCAATGCAACTATTAGTAATACCGTTAACTTTTGCCCAAGTAGTAAGTAGCCCTACTTGTTTTGGAGAATTTATGTCCGTATTTATATTTTGCGCAGTTTGCCCTAAACCACTAGCTCCCCAAGACCACAGTGTTCCGTCTGTCTTTATCGCTAAAGAAGAATATGCTACAGATATAGCCGTCTTCCAGTTAGTCAATGAGCCTACTTGCTTGGGGGATGAATACTGTGTTGTATTCCCTAAACCAAGCGCCCCATTTAGGTTATACCCCCAAGACCACAATGTGCCGTTGCGCTTAACCGCCACCATGTGATGACCAGTGCTAACAGAAAACTGAGTCCAATCAGTAAGTGCGCCAATCTGTTTTGGAGAGGAATAAGCGGTTAGATTGCCTAGCCCCAATTCCCCGTTAGGATTACTACCCCAACTCCAAAGTTCTCTGAATGCTGTGGGCAAAGGCCAAGTCCCCGCTTTGATGTACGGAGCCGCCTGATCCAGTGTCCAGATACCCGGTGCAGAACCGCCCTCACCGCCCGTAGGACCAACTACCGTTGGCGCAGTCTTGCTGATAAACCCACCGGGCCATTTTTTGCTCATGCTACTTTCCTCAGTAGAGCCTTGTTCATGGTCAAGCGTTCTTTGATGCGTTTGAATGGGGCTTCCCACTCACCAAAGACTTCCTGACGGAACAAGGTCATCGTGTCATAGTAGGGGCACTTGTCCCCATCCATTGCGTACAGGTAGTACCCCATGACAGGGATGACCACCCAAGTCTCAACACCCATCGCAGCAGCCAAGTGGCTGACAGAGGTGCAGGAGCTAATCACAAGGTCACAACTGGCAGCGGCTGCGCGGGTGTCTTCCCAAGAGTCAAGCGGTACTTGCTTTACCCAAGGTGGGCAAGCGTCTGTGCCCTCGTCACGCTGGAGGCTGATGAATTCGTAGTCAGCATCCTTGACTGCATCAAACAGCAAGTCGTAGGGAAACTTCTTGTTGTGCTCTGACTCGAAGGCGCTCTGCCCTTGCCACCGCAGCCCAATGCGCTTCTTGTGTCCCTTGATGGTTGTAGGCCGGGTCAGGTAAGCCTCACCGGACAGGTCACTCATGTCATAGCCCAAGGGTACGGGGACGACCATGCCGAACGTCCAGAAGTCGTGATAGACACCGTACTCAGCCCCATGCTGAACCACTGCGTCCACACCTTCAACGTCTGTGAACAGTGAGGCCAAGTGACCTGTGCAAGCAACCACGACCCGGCAACCTCGGGCAGCGATACCCTTGGCGTAGCGCACCTGATGAATCTGGTCGCCCAGACCGTGATCGAGGTAAAGCAGGACTGTACCTTTGGTCTTGCCATCCCACTCAGGCATAGGGGTGTTGGGCTGCTCCTTGCCGATACAACCGCAGAACCTGCCACGGTCCATCAACTGATAGCCCTTTTGAATCTGTCCTTGGCGCAACAGATACCAGCTACGGTTGTACGCTGCACGATGGTCTTGTGGGCGCTCGCGCTCCAGCTTCTGAGCCAACCTCCAGCCTTCAGCAAAGTCACCCGTAGTGGCAGCAGCCAACTGTAGGTCTAGGTCATCAAGCTCAGGTACGGTACGTTCCCCGTCTTTCCAGAACTCAGGCTGACAGAACTGGTTGTAATGGTGCTTCAAAACATCTTGAGGGCGCTGGTTGTGCTGATGCTTGAGCACAGGCTTGATGTCGTGCATCCCAGCGTAGCCGTGCAGGTTCTCGTCATCTTCCTTGACCGTGCTACCGTCAATATTGCCAAAGTCGTACTCGTACGGAGGTATGTCAAGGAACGTGTGGATGCGCTCAAGCTCTGCTTTGGGGTCAGCCATCAAGTTGTCGTACTCAACCATCAGGAAGTTCTCGGGAGAGAACTCGTACCCAGCTTGTAGGGAAAGGTACGCCGCCTTCAAGTGATCAGCAAGCTGCCCCTTGTGCATGAACATCTCAAGATCGTCCGGCTTGGCAATGCGAACAAACGATGCCATGCAGTCAGGCACAGCGCGTACCGTAGCGATGATCTTTGGCTCCCGACCCAGCACCTGCTTCATAGCTGACAGGATTTGGGGGATAGGCCACCCACGGGACTTGTCGATGATGACAGGGGCAGGGGAGTCATCGTAAAACGCATCAATCGCCCCGCGCATGGTCTGCGCTAGCTTCTCACGCTTGGGGTCGTTATCGTTGAGTAACCCTGCTGAGTGCCAAGTGTTTGCCAACCCATCAAGCGCATGGACGAGACCGGACGTGGTGCTCACGTGGGTCATTGGGTTCTGGTTCAAAATAGCCGCCAGAACCGTAGAGCCACTACGGGGAATACCAGAAAGGAAATGGAGTGTTTTGTTCATGTGCGGATTGCAAACATAGTATCTTGCATCATTGATACAGATACCCAAGTGGTAAATGCACCGCTCTGCGTTGGCGTCTTGTAGTAATAAAGGGTAGTGCTAGGCAAACCAAGCTGGTAGTACGCGTTATACCCCCAACCCCATAAGGTTCCGTCTGTTTTAATAGCCGCCGATGAACCAGTTCCAAATGATAGCTTTGACCATGTTGTTTCAGCCCCTACCTGTATAGGCGAAGACCTCATTATTAGGTTCCCCTGCCCTAACTGCCCGTACTCATTAGCTCCCCATGTCCAAAGAGTACCGTCTGTTTTAATAGCCCCTGTATGTGTAAATCCAGCAGAAACAGTAGCCCATGTAGTCAACGCACCTATTTGCACCGGAGAAGATTGGTATGTGGTGTTTCCCGTTCCTAATTTTCCAATTAAATTATTACCCCATGCCCAAAGTGTGCCGTCTGTTTTGATAGCAAAAGCAGAGCTAGTAATTGCAGATATAGAAGCCCATGTAGTCAATACGCCTATTTGTGTGGGAGAACTAAGCTGGGTCGTATTATTTTGCCCAAGCTGCCCATAACCATTTTCTCCCCATGCCCAGAGCGTCCCGTCAGTTTTTAAAGCTAAACTCCAACTCTCGGCTGCACAAGCATGTAGCCAAGTAGTTAAAGAGCCAACTTGTTTAGGTGAGGAATAATCTATTCTATTGTTTAAGCCAAGAGCGCCGTATGCATTCTGTCCCCATGTCCAAAGAGTTCCATCTGTTTTAACAGCAGCAGTAAACGCGCCCCCAAGACTAACTGCTGCCCAGTTTGTTCCTGCGCCTATTTGTCTAGGCGAAGAATATGAAAGAAAGTTACCTGAGCCAACTTGCGCGGTATCGTTAAACCCCCATACCCAAAGAGTTCCATCAGGCTTAGTACCCCCACCTGCGCGAGTAGCACTACCAAAAGCAACTGTGCTCCATGGGTCATTAGTTCCGATTTGTTTAGGCGAGGAATACTGGGTTACATTTCCAAGTCCTAGCTGCCCATAATCATTGTTGCCCGATACCCAAAGTCTTTGAGGCGAAGAAATAACAGGAGGACCCCATCCGGATACACGTTGGTTTTGTTGTGGAAGTGTCCAAAGCCCAGAAGTAGACATTAAACGTCTCCTGTATTAGTAGATGGAAACTGTCTAGTAGTGCCGGGCCAGATAATACGAACTGCGCCCCTTGCGCCGTATGTAGCAGCGGCCGGATCTGTATATTGGCCACCGCCCCCACCCCCTCCGTATGCGCCTCCACCTGCAGTGGTGTAGTTTGTGTTATAGTTGCCATCAGCGCCTCCAGAGCCGCCTCTACCGTAGCCTCCGTTTCCTGTAGTTCCCCCGATGCCGTTTGCGCCTGCGCCTAAAACACCAGTACCGCCCCCTCCGCCGCCAAAGCCTACATCAAACGGGCTTGGCTCATAGAACCCACCAACACCACCGCCTCCTCCGCCTCCGGTACTAGACGCCCCTGGACTGTCCCCAAGGCTACCACCAGCACCCCCAGCGCCGCTGTATCCTCCTGCGCCCCCGCCACCTCCATAAGCATCTCCAGTGCCGCCATTGCCGCCCCCATCGCCTGTAAATGTGCCCCCCGGATGCGGTGATCCTGTTATAGACCCTCCGCCACCTTTAACAGTAGCAGTACTTATAAAGTAGCTATCACCCCCCGCCGACGCTGTGGGGTACTTATTACCCGGAGCACCTACAACTACGGTATATGCTGTTCCGGGTACAACAGCTATATTGTTTTTATAGCCTAAGCCGCCCCCAGCACCGCCGCCTGAAGCTCCTGCACTTTGTCCACCCCCTGCACCCCCGCCAATACACACCACGCTGACGCTTGTTACACCGAGCGGGCAAGTCCAAGAAAATGTACCGGGAAACAAGAACGCGACTTGCCCCGGAGCCGCACTATCCACTGACTCCGCAGTTATAAAACCACCGGGATACCGCGAAGACATTTAGCTAATCTCCTCGTAGCTGATGCTGTAGGTGATGCCGCTTGCTGTGCCAGAGGTCACACTGATTGATGTGCCTTCTTGCAGGTAAATCCCCGTGGACTTATCAACTGCGATCAGCGAGGCGTTGGCCGGGACTGAGACGGTTGAGACAATCGGGTAAGCCGTGCCACCACTTGGGGCAGAACCTTGAGCCACCGCACCGTTGGTGTACAGGGACACAGTCGCGTTGACTGCGCTTGCCCCGTTCACGTTGGCTGCAACGATTTGATTGATCTTAAGCACCTTGCCACTTGCAGCAGCGTTGGGGAGCAGGACAACAGCGGTTGTGCCTGACGGGGTAAGGTATGTCGTCGTACCGTAGATCGTGGTGACGTTGACTATGTTGGGGTTTGCCATGAGTTACTCCTTAGAATCCGAAAATCATCGCCATTGCGATACTCTTACCAGTTGTGACGCCGGGTGTGGTGGCAGCGTTAGACGCCAAAAGTTTAACTGTTCCGCCAGCATTCTTAAAATACAGCTTTTCGTCTGTAACATTGAGTGCTAGCTCACCTTGCAACAGGTTACCCGCAGTTGGTTGGGCAGATGCTGTGGTGGTCGAATAGATTTGAATAGGTGTGTAGCCGGTTTGCGCCATGATATGTCCTTAGAAAGTTCCACCTGAAATACCACCCCATGCCGTAGCATAATCTGTGGCTGCTGTCTTCTGCAACACATAACCTTGAGTACCGCCTACAGGAAGCAAAGCCCCAAGGGGTCTAGCATCCAAAGCGGATTGAACATTGAGGCTAGTGTCTGGAGTGGTGGGTGTATAGGTGACACTTGATGCAGTGCTTGAAGGGATGCCGCCAGAGGGGAGTACCGTAGAGCTACGGTAGTCATCTGCGGTAGTGAGTGTCTGGATCAACCCAGCACCATTGACCACAATGCGATACAAGAGCTTCATCTCCGTAGAGATCTCCATACCTGCTAGTGCAGGGATTGGGGCTGCTCTTGCAAGGGTAGGCGTAGTGTACCCTGCGATATTAGCTACAGATACCGTCTCAACAATTGCGTACACAGGGACTTGAACATCAGTCACCCCATAGATGAAGACGTTGAAGTACCGAGTAGACGAATTGGTTGTGACTAAAGCAAAGGTGTCAGAACGAACTGCTTGGATACCTGCGCTGAACAAGTAAGGTAGCGTAGAGGAGTTAGTAGCTAGCGAGTAGGTTGCTGCACCTGTCTGCCTGAGTATTCGGCAAGTCGTACTGGTCGGGATGGTGAAGTTGATATCTTCATCATAGGTGTTACCCGCGCTGACTGAGAATGTGGTATTAGCGTTGGTTGTACCTGCAAAGGTGAACGTCAACCCCGCCCCGTACCTAGCACCCACTGTGTTATGTGCCCAGATGTGCCAAGCAGTGTCTCTATCATAGCCGTGACGCTCATCACTGACTGCACCAAAGTTAGTTCCGTTCCACATCACTGTGGCGACGAAGACTTTAGCACTAGCAGCCCCTAGACCAGGAAACACAGTTGAGCTAGTCAGCGTACCACTGACGTCGAAGTAAATATAGTAGAACCCAGCAGCTCCAGACAAGACGGTGCTTTGATCTGTGCTGACAATATACTTAACCGCGTTATTGTAGTACGTCATCGGGGTGGTCCCCGTAGACAGCGTAAAGGTGGTAGTAGTAATGTTGGTTGGTAATGGAGCGATAGTTGTCCGAGACACTACACCATGAAAAGCATGCGCGTTGACTGGGTCAGCGCCTGTAGGATAATGCTGAGTAGCATGTACAGCGGTAGCATAAGCAGAAGAAGCTGTGTAAGCCGCTGTGCCTAGCGTGCCGCCAGCCCCAACATTCAGGGTCGAACCATCAGTCCCGGCAAAAGTCAAACTGTTGCTTGAGCTGAGTGTCTTGCCTGCCGTGATGCTTATTCCATGAACACCTGTTTGCAGCGCAGCATGGGTTGATACAGCCGAAGTTGCGGCACCCGCCCCGTCATAAGAGCTTGCTGAGGTAAACGCCGCAGAGCCTAGCGTGCCACCCGAGGTTACTGTTAGGGTCTGTCCAGCGGTGATAGCTAGACCGTGAACCCCCGTGGTCAATGCCGCGTGGGTGCTGACCGCCGATGTAGCCGCTCCAGCCGCGTCATAGGCTGTAGACGCGGTAAAAGCAGCTGTGCCTAATGTGCCCCCATCTTTGATGAGCTTGCCTGTGATTCCGTCAAAAGTTGCCACATTGCCATTAACTGCGCTAACAGGACCATCCACTTTGGCGCTGAATGCTGCGTGATCTGCAGCTAACAAGAAGCCATCCACCAACGAGGTAGCCTCGGCCATGCTGATAGCTGGGGTAGTACCGCCGCTTGATACCACAGGGGCTGTACCAGATACAGAAGTCACTGTGCCGTAAGCGGTAGTGTCCAGCGTCCAAGTGTCCGCAGCGGTCTTGCGTAATAGCCCGTCTGTGCCCGCTAGAGCCGCGATTGCGCTTAGATCAGCGTCTAACGGCTGGGCGTCAGTTATGCCGTACCCTGCAAGAGTGGTTGGCTTAGAGCCTAGCGATGAAAAGTCCAGCGCAATGGCGACATCGGTGACGTTAGTTACAACACCTTTGTTATTGACCGTGACTTGTGCAACTTGTGTTGCGGTACCAAAAGTCCCAGCCGCTACGCCTGACGCCGGCAAATCTGCATTGACAAGTAGTCTAAACGTGGTAGGTGCGTTTGGTCCAGAAGCAGGGCCACCATACAGATAATTTGCAGGCTGATTTGTGACGAGTAAAGCGCTACCCCATGCGGGAGCATTAATTCCATCAGAAACCATCACCTGACCGGGTGCTCCAGCCGGGCTAACGTATAGCCCATCAGCTCCCGACCATACGATACCGCCCGGAGTGGCCACAATGCTCTTAGCTGTGCCGCCGTGGTCCAAGCCTAGCAAACCATCAACTTGAGCGTCTGATGCCAAGTCAATAGCAGGATGCTTGTGATCTGAGCGGGAGATGTCTGTAGCAACCCCGGCTGCACCGGTATTCTCAACGATTTGCGGGGTTAAATCTGAAAGTGAAGCGGATAGGGTTACGTCACCTGTCAATTGGCCCCCGCCCGTTAATCCTGTACCGGCAATGATTTGAGTGGTGACAGGAACATAGTCTCCCAGCGCTGCAATAGGCACATTCACCACCGACATCACCCGCCCGGTCGCATCAACTGTAATAACCGGCA